CAAGTAATGCAATGCAAAAGGTGTTCGGTCTTCTCTCTTGTACAAAGAGTCGTACAGGGCTAAACCCCTATCAAGATAATTTACATCAGATAAAGTACAATAACTATTCATCTGTTACACCATCCCATTCATACTTATTCATTAACTGACTAGGCTCAGAAGGATTATACGGTGTTATGCCTTTAGACAAATACCAAAGCATAAACAACCTCTCCATGAAGTATCCAGTAGCCTTATTATTACTGACAGTTCCGTATACTGGCTGGATGTTATAGTAATGCGTCACCTCAATATTCTCTAGACTCCACTTAACCATAGGCCAAGAGAAAGACATAAAGTCGTTAAACAAATCTTTGTTCATAACCCAATAGTTGGCGTAAAACCCTCTAGTGGTTTTATCCCAATCATCAGGCACAGTATGACCAAACTTTTTAAACATAAACTCAATGTAATCACCTAAGCCTGGATGACATAAATCAGCTTGCCTCTTAAGCGAAATGGGTATTGCAAATGCACCATCTTCGGGAAGATTTTCAACATTCAAGCCGTGATCCTCTACCATCTTAGGTGAGGGTTTTCTTGTAACTGCAAAACAATCGTACTCTCCCCACCCAACGATCTCATGTTCTTTAAGCAAACCTCGAATCTCATCTTTAGATTGAAAGATGTGTGGGAATTTATCAAGCTGCCTATAAGAGGTTGTTCCAATCCAACTATCGGAATCATGTCCTGGATTTCTCCAATGCCACAAAAAGCAAGCATACTCAGTCAGTTGCATCCTTGTCTTAGGATCAACTAGTTCAGGACAGTTCAAAGTTAATAACTTGTTTACATCCCGCTCCAGGCCGAAACCCTGATATGGCTCGGTCTTAAATAAGTCCTTCTTATACTCACTCTTCGGATAACACTGGAAAATCATACTTCTCGGGGCTCCCTTCCCCTAGTAGGTTGCACATTTTTTCATGAAGTTCTTTAGCCCCTCTTAGGTCAGCAGCATCTCGGTATAACTCCAGTCGAGACTTGGCAACTTTATTTAAATCAAAATAAGTCTCTGTAAGCTCATGTAGGTTTTGGCCCATCTCCAATCTATGCTTTGGATCTCTGATTACTTTAGTCAGAGTATTAACCCAGTCTTTTGGAGGAGCATTAACATCAATCAAATAACCTGTCTTGCCGTTTGTAATTGTTTCGTCGTAGCAGCCTACGTTTGATGCAACCAACGGAACTTTGTAGCGACCACACTCGGCCACTTTAATTTCAGACTTTGAGTCGTTAAATGCATTCATTTGAAGAGGCGCAATGGCAACATCTATGTGTGCAAAGATTGCCCCATAAGTGTCAGTCGATAGTGCGTCATGAACAAACCAATTCTTAGCTCCCTTAAAACCTTTAAGCAAAATCCTTTGATAGTTTTTCCACACATCGTACTGCCAATCGTCTTCTTGATGGTCAGGTGTTTTAGGTGGGCGACCAAAGAAATGCCATTCAACATTTTCTATACCAACTCTCTGGTTGACGAAGTGAGGTACTCCTGCGAACTCTTTAACGTCTTCCTCATGATGGATTCCTCCTGCCCAACCAACCCTTACTGTTCTTTTTCTTCTAGGCTTAGACTTTGGAACATTCCAGCAAGGTAGATTATAATCAATAGCGTTCTTAATAACAGCAAGAACTCCACCACAATACTCTTGAATCCTGGTGGCAAACTTTCTTTGAGTTACTGTTACAAGATCAGAGTTCTGATAAATAAATTTGGTGATATCAGATAAGCCTCGTTCTTCATAAACTTTCTTTAATCTATGCCCATCATATAGATCGGTCAATAAATCATCAGTATCAAAGTGAACGAACTTGCCAAACTCTTTTGCTTTTCCAACTATCCTAGCGGTATAAGGCCCACCGTAATTGCATATGTTTTGGGTCATGATTACATCAGCCCATTTCATATTTTCAAAATCAAACTCTGTGTCCCACTCACCCTTCTCGACATCTAAGCCCAAAGGGTTTTTATCAAACCTAAGTTCAATTAACTCTGGGAATTGCTCCGCTAACTTGGCAAAAGGTGACCAAGCCCTGTAGTAACTACACCCGCCATCATTTGCGGGACAACATAAAATCTTTAGTTTTTCCATAGATAAAAAATATGAGGAGCGGTTAAGCTCCCCATATTATAGATCCTGCTTTTTACTTCTTATGCTTTTTTTGCAGGTTTTGCAGCCTCTACTTTCTTGGTCGAAACTTCATCAGCATTAGTGGCTTTTGTTGCGTCCGAGGAGTGGGCTAACCCAAGACCAGAACCAAGAGACTTAATAGCGTCCCCAAACTCCATGTTCTTGTTCATGGGTACAATAGCAGTAACCATGTTGGTGTAGTGTTGCCTTTTTCTTGGGCTGAAGATGGAGCATCCACCCTCCCAAGCAGCAAGACTAGGAAGGAACCCCTTTAGTAGGGTCCAAATGTTGTCGAGAAATCCTCCAGGAGATTCGGTTGTACCTTCTCCCATAAAGCCCTCAATCATAGAACAGGACATAAGACCCGTTCCAAACAGAACCGCAAGAGCGGCAGGTAAAATAATATTTTTCATGATTGTAATCTTTCCATGTAATCATCGTCACCAACCTCTGTAGTAGAACGGTTGATGTCACCAGCAGACCTTTCAACCGCTGCAAAAGGGTTGATGCTTTCAGAGATCTGCTTAAGCTCCTCATAATCTTCCAGCTTCACAAGAGACTGGATGTCGTGAAGAGTATCCATCCAACCAGCAACCTCTGCTCCAGTACCCGCAGGGGTAGACTTGGGACGGGGTGCTGACTGATCATACTTAGGCCATTGTCCTTCCATGATTTTGATAATCTTGAAGTCGTGACCCTCTTCCACATCAGTAATGTCCCCATAATCAGGGTCAACCATTGCGGCAATAATTTTCTTGAACAAGATAATACCAACAGAGAGAATCTTAACCTCTCCCGTGTTGCGATCAACTACATTCATGTAATAACGATCCCTACCCTTAATCTGACGCGCAAGGGTTTCATCCTTTGTAGGCTCCTTCCATAGCGAGTAGTAAAGGTTGCAGATAGGGCACTGCTCTCCATGCACTTGACGGCAATGAATATTCTTGGTTGTGCCGTCCTGCATGGGAACCCTATGCAATTTTGTCATTGCATAGAAGTCTTGGGTATCCTCCTTGGGAGGTAAGATTCGCACAGAATTTGTGCCATCCTCAATCTTCAGGAATGTATCGGACATTCCTCCACCACCTGTGCCTTTTCCTGAAAGGTTTGCGTGGATTTCTTTAATTTTGTCTAGGTCAATAGCCATGTGTAAACTCCTTTGTAGTTAGTTAAGCTGTGAGTAGTATTATAGGCAACAACGCCCATTTTTTTAAGTGTAAATATTTTTTTCTGCTCTCATGTTTGCAGAAAGTTGAACGAGAAGGTCTTTCTTCTGGCCTAATGACTGAACTAAGCTCCTAAGCATATTATACTTCAAAGTTAACTCATTCACCTCAAGGCCAATGCGCCCGTACTCGTCCTGGGAAAGAACATAATCATCCAAGTCCTTTGCAGTTGGTTTCTTGGCGAGTCCTGTACCCTCTTCTGTTCTTTCTTTTCTTGTCTTAGCCATATACATCGTTAACTCTAAGTTCTTATCATCCAACTTCTTCTTGCACAGGTCCTGCATAGCTGAATAATACGAGTAATGGCTCGCATGGCGAGATAACTCTACGTCCATGTTTGTTCTATCAATCTTAGTAATACTTTGACAGATCTCATTATATGTATCCATGTCAAGGTGATTGATAACCTGATTTATATCTAGTTTAGGCATAATAGCTCCTTGGCTAGTTCGGGGTTGAGCCGAGCGAACATCATGATTGCTCGGGATACTGTTATAGTCACACGTTCATTAGAAGCGTAAACATATTCCTCATCTTCTCCTTCACCTTCTCCTCCCATGCCGCAAAGCTCTAAATAGCCATGACATATCTCATGAAAAAGAGTCTCACGGGCAGGTGAGTCCTCAATTTTTTCTTCTAGATGAATCTCATAAGTGTCAAAGTCGCAAGTGCCCCAGCAGTTCTGGGAACCAGACTTTAAGCCTTTCTTAAATACGATCTTAAATAGAGCCCAACCTACATCAACTGTTTGGAGATTAGGGTTAGCCTTGATGGTTTCGTATATGTGATTAGTCTTCTGTTTCATATGGATCAGCCTCTGTCATGGTTAGGGTGCTATAGTCTATGGAAATAGGAACCACAAACCTCTGCTTTCCGTTTCTAGACTTCATAACGTAGCATCTCATCTGACTGTCATCAAACTCTTCTTCAGTTTGATTTAGAGAGATAGCATAATCACAAGTCCTAATCTTTCCATACGCATCTGCCAACTCAGCATCGGTAATTAGCTTTACTGACCTACCCTGCCTATTGGTTTGAGTAG